GTTCCACCTGATGGATTGTTTCCATCTGTCGCATATGCTAATGTTGCTGTTGCTCTATCTAAAGATTCAAAGTTTACTCCAGCAGTTCCTGCACCTGCGCCACTTGCTGAACCGTCACTGTCTACTTCAAATGTTTTTAGTAATTGTTGGTCAATGTAGTAAGCGTGTGCTTCTCCATTTTCTTTTCTCATAAATGCTGCTAAGTTACCAAGTCCGTCATCTGATTCTGATAAGATCTCAGCTTTTGAAGACATTTGCCATGGGGTTACAACTTCTTTTAGAGTCAAAGTAACTTCAGAAATCTCTGGGTGGTCAGTCTCTGGGAATGCTCCACCTTCTGCAACTCCAGCGGTTGTTGTAGCTCTTGCTGTTAATGCTCTGAAACCTGATTGTGTCCATGGTTCCTTCTTCAAAAGTTTAAAAACTTCTGACTTAGTATTTAGTTGACTATAAACTTTAGCACCAAACATGGTGTTCAATCCACCAGCTAGGCCAGTTGTGTCTATATTGTCGTCAGCTTTACTAATGCCGTATCTCTTGGATATTCCAAGTGTGCCGCCATAATAAGCGTTCACATATTCTTCCATACTCATTCCTGCCATATTTAGTTGTCTCCTATTGTATCTTCAAGTTCATCCCATGTTTTAGAAACGTTGTTCCAATCAAAAGATTCTGCTTTAGGACTGTCATTTGCTGAAACTGGTGTAACCTTAGATCCAGCGTAAACGGATATTCCGTATTTTTTAAGTGATTTCATAACGACTTCTAAAGAAGGTTCTACTTCGGTTTCGGTTTCAGATTTCTCTGCTTCTTCTTCCTCTTCTTTCTCTTCTTCTTCCATCTTTGGTTCTGTCATTTCGTCAAGCTTTGCCTGCATTGCTTTCATTTCTTCTGCAAGATATTCAAGAGATAATTCTTTTTCTTCTTCCTCTTCCATCTTTTCAGCTTCCTCTTCTTCAACAACATCAGGTAGCTCTTCAGGAGAAATAACTTCAACTGTAACTTCTTCAGATTTGACTTCTTCTACTACTTCTGTAGTTTCTGTCTCTTCTGCTTTTTCGGTGCTGCATCCGCAGTCATCGTCTTTCTTAGCCATAATTGCTATTTTGTTAGTTTCATTTATAAAGTTATTTGCTTTGTCGGCTTTAGCCATTGCAACGTCAGTTACAGTAGCTTCTACGTTAGCAGGATTATCTCCCACCCAGGATACAGACCACAAACCTAAATCATTTATTTTATTAAAACAAGTATCAGCTCCATCTGGGCAAACCATATCTTGAGATAATGTTTCTCCCCTAATGCTACTTGCTCCTTTTGTTCCAAAGTCTTTAATCTCTTTCCAAACATTATGATGCATTTCTAATTGATCATGTATTCCATACTTTACTTTTATCTTGCCTTCATCAATCTTGTAAGCTAATGGTAATCCTATTGGAATCTCTTCGTGTTGATAAGAATAAACTCCGTACTTCATGTAGAAATCCATTGACTCTTCAAGTACTTCTGTGGGGATCAAGTCATTCTGTTTATCTATAATTGGTGAGTTAATGTAAGTCTCCATGACTCTATCATTGTACCATTCTTTTCGATAGACTTTCCAGCCTTTGGAATCATTGTCCATAACTGGATTTAGTATTGCTACTATTTATTTGTAATGGTTATGTCGGCTTTTCTTTTATTGTAACATTTAAACGTGTTAAATGAAGTAATATGTTTATAGTTTGAATTCTTATGATTGTATTGATAACCTTCAACCAACTTGCCTTTATATTTTCCATGTCTTATTTTATCTAGAACTTTGTATGCTTTAAGCTCTTGATTACAAAAATCACATTTTCTAAATTTTGAAATCTTAGTCATTTTAAAACCTCATTGATTTTCCTTTTTTCATTGGACCTCTTGCACTTGGCCTTTTACAATATTCATTATGCCATTGTGACAAACCTGCCCATCCACCTATTGGATTTTCACAGGCATGACATACCTTTCTTTTCTTTGCGTCGATTTGTGCCGATTTGATTGTTGAGTTTTGTTTACTCATACTATCCCAGACGCTAGGGTTATATAAAGATTATCGGTGTGATTTGTAGCTAAAAAACAGTCGAATAAAGCAGGGAAAGATTATATAAGCAGGGCGCTACTGGATATATACGACAAGTGCTTCGGCACTAAGAAGATGTGTGCATCCGCACCGAGGGTGAAAGTCCCTCCTGTGAGTGGTAAATCCACTCGTCGCCCGAAGGCCAACACTATGGCCAGCACCCTTGTTGAGTGTTCAACAAGAAGCCCCTCCAATCGCTATGCAAGAGTAATTTGCGAATGTGGTTGGGAAGAGCTTTATCCTGTAGAAAGCTATGAGGCTCAAACGCAAGAATGCCACCTCTGTAAGAAAGAGAAATCTGAGGAACGTGTTCAGAAAGGATTAGGAGTTTTGAATGGTTTATTCTAAACGCTGTAAACTATGCGATGGCCAAATCCGTCAAACCAAGTACGAAGGATTCTGTTATCAATGTTGGCATGACAACGATGGTGACTATGGAGGAATGGTTGGAATTATTGAGTAAGTGGATCAAAGATTCTGTTTAAAGAACTCAGCCACTCTTCTTCGGTTGTTTTCAAAAGCTGGTCTCATAAACGGTCTTGGACCGCCATTGGGACCAGTGCCTTCTGGTGAACCATACTCAACATGAGGCGCATACTTTACATTGGTACCAATTACTTTTACTAGAAACTCTCTTTTAACGTTGATAGAGGCTCGTAAACGGCCTGTATCTACAGGAACTTGTATTTGTGCTGATAATGACATTGCGTCTGCTGTATCGTCTAACGCTGCATCAAGGACTTCTGGATGTTCATCTGCTATCTTTTGTAATATAGATTTAAACTGATCCCCACCCTTGATTGTAATTCCCATTAGTAGCCTAGAACTTCATCAACAGTAGCATCGCCATACTTGTCTTTCCATTTCTTTTCAATAATCTTCTTACCCTTTTCATACATTGCCATTCGCCTAGCTCTATTGGCTTGTTTACGGGCTACTCTATCACCCTGCTTCCATGCTAATTCATTAGTACATCCTTGACAAAATCCCGTACTAAGAATGTGTACTGACATTGGTCCTGCTCTACATTTTTTACAACTACTCATTTTAAATTACAAGTGCAACCGTCATTGTCAACTCCTGTCCATCCGCAATAACACGGGTCGCACTCTTCCTCCTGGTTTATTTTACCGTTTCCATGATGTCCATATTTATCATTAGAAATATAAATTTTTATGTGGTCTGGCATCCGACTCATTTTCCTATCTCCTGTTCTTTTTGTTGATCCGATAATGTATTCCACCAATCCCAAAATTCTTGATCCTCTATCATGGAACCCTCATCAATACAGTTCTTTGATTTGGATGCAACAATGAGTTCCCTCGTAAGGTAAAGCCATAGATTGCTCCAATACTCTGCTGTAACTCTATCAACTCATTCATCAGTAATCCTTTAGCTGGAATCTTACTGTTTAATTGTCTATGAGCTTCGCAAGTTCTAGCACCTGATGCAACAACTAAAGTATAACGAAAAGGTTTCTTTCTTATCTTTTCTTGCTTCTGATAAGATGCTAATCTACCTTCATTAGTAATGTTAGTCATTTCAGTTCTTGCTATCCTGGTTAACTTGTACGTTTCTTGATTAAGTACTTTCTGCATTTCTGCAACTGTACTTGGAATACTTCGACCTTCAACAATAGAATCTGCAATCACTTGATTTAATTTAGTAGATAATACTGTAGACAATTCATTGTAGTTATTTGTCTGAACACTATTGCTTTGTAAAGCTCTTATTGCATCTTCATCTACTTGGTCAAAATCTATCTTAAAAGTATCTGCTTTATATACTAAATTAGTTGTTTCTCCTTTTTCAGTACCATAACTTAGGGACTTTTTGTCATCTACTGCATTTATTTGACGAACTCTAGCCTTTGCCCAAGAGTATCCTGCATCACCTCCCCAAAGTAAATGAGCTACATATCCTGCACTAGGATTATGTTCATTGCCCCAGTCTTCTCCTTGTCTATCAGATTGATGTCTATCAAAGAAAGCTTTCATTCTTTTACAAGTCTTAGGTGATAAATTAACTCTGTTCTTAATATCTCTAGCTCTTGCAACTCCTACTTCTGTTCCACCTCTGCCAAACTCTCTACGATATTCTAAACCTTTAGCTGCTTCTTTTGCCATTGCTGCTGTAGGTTTGAAATTAATGTGTGAATATTTATCTTGTTTTTCTATAACTTTAACTCTATCTTCTGCAGCTGCAGATTTAAATCCATGAATATATGCCTCTCTTAATTCACCATTTACTAAACTCTTAAGATCCTGAACTAAACCGATCATTAGCATTGGCAACATTTCATTTATTTCAGAATATGTTTTAGCTGTACGAAGTCGATTAACTTCTCGCTTTATTGTAATTGCTAGATTGTTATCTAAGGCTGATACAAGTCTGCTGGTTCGCTTGGCTCCTCGGCCTCCTGCGACGTTGGCAAACTTGCGAAATCTGTTTGTGGTAATATTAATTCTCCTTCTTCATCTAAATCTACAGTGATTCCTACAGCTTGGAATGAAGCAATTACATTAGCTTTTGTTTGTAAATTAGCAAGATGTTGTTGCTCATTACGTTCATCAATGTCATTGAATACTACTTTCCAATCTGTTATTTTTAATAAATCTATTAAAGGATTAAAGAATCCATTTACTAATACTTGTTGTGTTTCTGCAATAGTTCTGTCCATCATAGACAACTGCTCACCTTCTGCATTTAATCCACCTACTCCAGATACATCACCAACAGCTAAAGGCATTACTCCATAAGTTGCATTAATGTCTGAATTTATTTTATCCATATACGGGATCATACCAGATTCATTCTGACTTGGCATAATAGAAACAAACCTAGCTCCTGACTGTCCTTCACCTGATGATATAATTGGTACAAAGTTAGGATTGCGTCTTGTCTCTTCTGCAATATATTCTCCTAATCTATTTAATGCAGTTTCATCCAGGTTAGGAATATCTAAGAAACCTTTAGGTGGTCTTTCTAATCTAAATAATTTATTTTGATAAGCTTCAATAGCTAATGCAGTTTCTATTTTTTTACTTAATCCTATAATTGGAGATTGTCCATACAATCTAGCTGTAGAACTGTATTTGTTAAAATGTATGATCTCATCTCTTGCAAAAGGAATGTCACCTTCTGGGTCTTCAAACGTATAAGCGATTGGCTCTAACTTAGTTCCACATTCTGAACAAGCTGTTCCATGTGCCGTTCTTCTACAAGAAGGACAAAACGTATCTTCAGTTTGAAACTTACCA